ATCTAACCATTCTTCAAATGTCAGTGCGTGGTCTTCGTAGGCTTCCTCAAGAGCAGATACCATGTAAGAAACATCTTCAGGTTTCAACTTACCGCCATTGACCACATGATGATAAAAACGCCTTGCTTGTGATAGTATGTCTTGGTTCATCACATCAATCTCATATGGTGCCGGAGAAAGGAATCGAACCCTCAACCTACTGATTACAAATCAGTTGCACTACCGTTGTGCTACTCCGGCGAATAAAAAGTGGGTAGGGTGACAGGGTTTGCATGTCCCAAGCGTCCGGTTGAGGCCCCCTGTTACCAGAGGGCCGTACCCACAAACTGTTAAGCGGCTACTGCGAACTCCACCGCCTTTTCAACCGCACGTTGTTTACGAGTCTGGTTAGAACCAAACCATGCAGAGGTCAAACGTGAGTCTGCCTCTCGACCCATAATGTGATCGGTCAAGTAGGTGACACTGTTAAGTGCCTGCCACCATGAACCTTCCGCGAACTCCGCACCAGGCTGAGTCTCTAGAACCTCAAACGCCTTCTTCGCGTTCGTAGTTAGGTCTTCGAACTGTTGTACATTGTCCGGAGACTTCTTACCAGTGTAAGTACGTGGGAAGACTTCGTTGTAGTACTGGATCAGAGAGTCCATAGTGAACCGCCTCTTTGCGAGGAACTCTGCCATCTCTTTGTACTGATCAAACTTCTCGTGGGCGATACCCAGAGCTTCCTTAACCTTCTGAGGGTTAAACTCAGAACGGTGGTTCATCTTGCAGGAGTTTGCAACCTGCTGACCCAGCGACATGGTAAGAGTGTTGTTGCAGACCACACGAATCGGAGTGAACCGAACGTCAATCGACTTACCGTACTGGTGAGGGTTAGAGAAGAGAAGGTAGGAGTCAACCTGATCACCACCAAGGATATCGAACGACTCCTTGATCTTGGCGAGTGCCCAAACCATCTGTCCACCCTTCAGTGAACCAGCGGTGTGCATTTCCATGTCACCAGCAAGAACGTACTCAGAGAAGAATTCAAACGCTTCTTCGTTCTGGACGGGGTTCCAGTTCTCACCAACCTGAGTCAGAACCTTGTTGTCCGAAGAACGAACAAGAGCCTCGACACCTGTCGGGATTTCAATTTGCGACAGAACCGTGTCACCCACACGTGCATAGGTAGGAACCTTCTCGACTGTCCAGTCAAGACCAGCCTTCTGCATCATCTGTGCGGGAGTGAGATCGTTAGATACTGGTACACCAAGACCATGCCAAGGGACTGCACCTGCGTATGCCATAGTTTCGACTTCATGCGACATAATATATTTCTCCAAAGTTCTGAGAAGACTATCTCCTCAGTTATGTATGTATAATACTACACTAGGCAGAGATTGTCAATACTTTTTTCGAAAAAAAGTTAAATTTATTTTCAGTACAAGGACATGAGGGTTGAGATCGCCAAAATCAGTCGGTTTCTCCAGATCATGGAGTTGGACTGTTCTGCAATCTCCTGAGTGGTCTTGATGTCTTCGAGGATCTCAAAGAACTCTTCCTTGGTCAGGTTACCCGACTCGTACTCGACTGTGGTGGACTGGACTAACAGGGCCAGTCTAGACATGTCTTGGTCTTCTGCTTGCCGTTTAATTTCTTGTAGTTCTGGACTCATTTGTTTCTCCGTAGGATCGCCGTTCCAACGTCACGACTCTGTTCCTGCAATAAAGTTTTCTTCAGTCCACAATATGTAGGTGACATCGATTCTCGCGCCGCGAGGGGTTCCGTTGTGGTTTTCATAAGTAGTAGAAGGTTATTAACATCACGGGATCCTTTGAGTTCGGAGTACGCAATCAACCAGTCAACGTTATCATCGATAATCGCCGCTTGTTCTATTGCGAGACCTTCGTCACTACATTCTAGATTATTGATGTTGTGGTAGAGTTCTACCGCTTGATACGACTCATTATCGTCGTAGAGTGATGCACAACCGCTGAGTATACTCATCCCCAGCAAGCTAGCTAAGATTATAACACGATTTTTCATTTTTGTCAAGACCTAATTTGATAAAGGATTATCTAAAAACGCCTGTATTTTTGCGTCGAGTCTTTCCTCTACCTGTTGAAGTTTACGATCAGTATCCACAACGAGTGCATCTCGTTTGGTATCAAATCGTTCGTCAGCCCTATCTATCATATCTTCAACTACGGTTTCTAGAGTTCTCCCTTGATCCTCCACACGGTCAACGTTGCGTTCCATGCGATTGAAATCGTCTCGTAAGTCGTTCTTGATAGTTCTGGAATAGTCTACTGCGGCGTCAACTTGAATCAACGCATCGTCTAACTTCTGCTCGATTAGTCTATTGCGGTTCTCAATCTCTGTGGTATCGATGTTCGCAATGATCTCTTTCATATCCATGTAGTCTTTATAGAACTCAAATGCACCCCAAGATGCACCACCCAAGGTTGACAGGGCGGTGAGGATAACCATTATCCTACCACCTCTGAAGGTCATTCCCGCGAATTCAAATTCTGCCATCTGTTATCCTTAACTTACGATTACTGTGATGAGTCCTGTGATCACAAATATACTTATTCCTATACCAAAAACAAGCGCCGCAACATCAATCCAGAACGCCTTGGCCTGCGCCTTCCTACGCATTTCGTTCTGACGATACCTTCGTATCCTTTTGCGTTCTTCCATCATGTCTTCGTAGAAGGCGCCTTGTCCGGAATAGATCAGGTACTCTCTGAGTTCTTTTTCCATCCATGCAATCTTGTGTTTCGCGGCGGTGATCTCCAACGCCTGCGCCTCTACACTGTTACCACTAAAAAGTTTCTGAACTCCTGCGGTAGATTGGTTCTTGATGTTTGCTTCACTCACTGCGTCCATAGAATCGAAAAACTTTCCGAACGCGCCAATCATATCTTGGGCTTCCCTACCCTTTTCCACTGCTCCCTTAATTGCATTATATGCGGCACCAGCGACTTGCACCGCGACAGCTAGTTCTACCATATTATTATTCTCTTTTTGGTAGTTAGTTTAACTGTATTTATTATTCTTCGAATTGCAAGTTGCGTAAGTTTTGTAGTTCCTGTTGTAGTCTTAAGACCTCTAGTCGTTTCTTCTCCAACTCTAGTTTGTATAACAAGTTACAGTTGGGTCTCTCTTTTGGTGCACCGATAGGAATATTGATCCGTGCGTAAACACCCACGTCTCGTGTGAACGCTTGATTTCCAAATCTCGTGGGTGGACCTATGTCCGTACCATAGTAAGTTCCGTAGTAAGGGTCATCCTGATTGAGGATACCCACCACACCAAACTCTAGATTTGTTGCAGAACCAATCGCGGCAGAACACTCGAAGTCTCCTGCACGTACACGGTCCTGTTGAAAACTTTGGGGAGAGTTGGGCATATTAAGATTGAGAGAACTCGCGCTGTTACTAGTGGGCGCTCTCTCAATTATTGTTGTAGTGGTTGTTGCGGGTATAGAATCCTGCGCTGCGGTCTCAGCAGAAAACAATAACGCTACAATAACGAGTAATTTTTTCATTTCAATCTCGAACATATCCTAGAAGACACGGACGTTCCGGTAGTCCTTTGTCTGACAATTTTAGTTTTTGTACATATGTAATCTGCAATACCAACATCTTGTTGTCGGATATACACCATTACTTCTCTTCTCTCTAAGTAAGGAACCCTAATTATCTTTTCGCTCGTGGCGAATTTCACGGGGTTCCACTCAGAGTCGTAAACACTAATCTCGAAGAACTCAACATCACTTCTTCGATTGATCAGTAACATCTCAGTCTGCATCACATTCTCAACAAAACTTCTTTCGAGTTTTGGATATGTTGGTGTCCAAGAGTGGGCCATCGCTGACCCACTCAAGAACAATCCTGTCAATAACATAATAAAACGTATCATTTAGATTGCGATACACTCCGCCTGTACTGTCGCACGATAGATACCAGCGGGTAATGCCTTGTCAAATCCATAGTCGGCTTCTGAAGATACTTTGAACCAAGTACTTCCTGCAACCGTTAGATCGATTTCTGTTACGTTGTTGTAGAGTCTCTTCTCAGTGTCGTATGCCGCCATCGCGGGATCCGAAACTTCACTGACCGAAACTGTTCCACTCCAAGTCACAACATCGTCCAAAGCAGGACTCTCAACGAATTGGTCTGGAGTTGTTATTGTCGCCTTGTAATAATCAGCCTGAATAACATCGTAGCGAACGATGGGTTCAACACCCCCGTCAACTGCGTCAGTACTGAGTGTACTTGGTGTCGGGTTTCCAAAGACACCTAGAGTGTCTGTTGTCACCACACACTTAGAATCTACAGTACCCGTGATATCGACATTAGTTGCATTCGCACTTGTTGCGAGAACAAGAGACAACGCCGTTAATGGTAGTACTTTCTTTAACATTTAATGTTCCTTTTTATGGTTGTTCATACTGTAGATTGACCATCTCTTGATGTAGTTGGTCTTGGGCAAAGTTTACACGATACCCGTTAGTATTGTCAGGTAAATTCGCATCCTGTAGAGTTATGGTCTCCTCGTATTTAGTGTCGGGGAGTGTATCATAATAAAAAGTTGGTACGAAGTTTAGTAAGAGTAGTTGGTTGTGTATCTGTTGGTCAGCGGACGCGATAAGTGACCTCTCAACAATACCTAACATCTCTTCGAGGGATTTCCTTCTCAGGTTTGGTTTTGATTCACCACCCTCCTCAATCTGTTCTCTATCTCTCTCTTCTTCCTCCTCATCTTTAGTTTCAGTTTCTTTTTCCAGTTCTTCTTGTACGAACTGATCGTCCATTGGATCATACGCTACAATTTCCGGTACGGTTGGAGTGGACGGAATATAATTCGGGCACTCCGGTCTATCAGTTACACCAAAACAAGGATCGTACTGATAGTTGTAGAGGACAGTAGGATCCGTTACTTTACCTTCACCTTCCACAACAATAGATCCGTCTCCCCACCTACTTCGAGGTATGTTAGAGACAGGAACCAATCTCCTTATCGAACTGCCTGGCAATCCAGACCAATCGTCTGCGGATCGAAAAATGTATTGACCTTCGTTCTCCGCATCCTCGTTCTGCACGTAGACGATCATATCGTCTTCGGGGTTCTTTATGGTTGTGTATCTGTACACAACACCATTAACTGTAAGTCCTGTCTGTTGAGGCAGGACGTTGGTCATTACCCATGTAAGACCATCTTGCGCCGCATTTCCGGTTGTCCCGAAAACGGTTTGTGCATGTACGTTAGATGACCAGAAGCATGAGAAGAATACTAAGGACACCACCAGCGCCCAGTAAGGTTTTCTTGTCATTTGTAAACCCTTTGTCGTAGTCTTCTGCATTGGGTTGTTCCTCTTCGTTGATTTCCCACGCCGCCTTTGCCGCTGGACCTATTAGACCATCATATGGACACGGTGTTCCGGCGTGCATCATTGCATCAAAGACTCTTTCGTCTTGGCACATAACCGACACGGCGGCCACTTTCATTCCCATATCATAGAGCGTCTTTGCATTCTTTAACCTCTCACAATTTTCATCCGTTACCTGAGTACCTGTAGAGACACCAAGAATCTGAGTTTGAATTGCACCCGCAACTCCAAAGGTACACAAGTCTGAGTTCGACGTGTTGATTGTCGGGGTGATCGCAGAGGCAGGGGGTGATCTGAGAATAGTAGTCGTTTTACCGTTGGTAGTAACGGTACTCTCAGTTATGATAGGTTCAACTGTTTGAGTCGGAGTTTCGTCAGCGTCCTGTGCATTGACTGCGACTCCAAAAATTAATGATGTAAGTAACACCACGCTGCTAATTACTAAGCGCATACCATATTCCTTTTCCAATTAGTTGGGGTGTCATTTAATTGACACCCCCATAGTATGCCTGTATTTAGTCTTTTGAGATTTTTAAATTTGAACGATTATTCCATTTGTTCGAAGATGTGATATAAAAGAGTCGAATACTCTGTATGTGCGTCTTCGTCTGGATGATTGTGTTCGTGGATCGTATAGTTCTCTTTGGCGAGAGTGTAGAGGTCTTTCCAATGTCCCATTCCAATCCTAGACTCTTTCTTTAGTCTACCCAGATGTTCATTACACTGTTTCTGCCAATTGCGAAAAATTTTATCTCGTCCATTTTCCTGAGTCATGTAGATCATCATATCATACATCATCTTATGGAAAGCGCCTTGAATCAATTTAATACCAAGAGTATCACATGTGTTTTGTAGACTTAACATGAAAGTAAGGGTGTGTAGAATATCGGTTCTTGGTTCATGACCCTTATGGATATACATGTACATCGCACCCCACTTACTCTCGTCAAGAATATCGATTCTCTCCGGAGAATATTGGGTCATGTCATCATATCGTTTTATGTTCAACCACTTTTCGTTGTGAACCTCTCTGGACTCAGCGACCTCATGTCGAGTAAACCCAGACCACATAACCACAATGTGAGTGGGCATGGTTCTCTTTCCCGCCTGTGCATCCGCAAGGTACACTGTGAGATCACGGAAAATCTTTTCGTTACCTCCGCCACAGGTTGCAAGATTTACTGGTGGTTCCTCAAAACCAAGATGATTACTTAACTTACTTGCCCAGTTTCTAGGCCAGTGAGTAGGGGGGTCATCATTACAACCCTCCAACTCATCCCCATATGTAAAACTGCAACCATTGACTAGTAACATAAATTATCCATTTTCTAGATCGTGAACATACAACGCCAGTAGTGCGTAGTGCAATACTTTCATTAGGTCTTTGCGGTGATCAGATACATCACCCTTATTACCGTAGCGACTGTTGTATTTATCCACGTTACCTAGAAAGAAACCCATACCTCTTCCCCTGTCAATGATAACCTCACTTGACTGGATACCGGACTGACAATAGTGGGCGCTGTACGTACTATCGATGTACTCTTTAAATTCCTTGATCAACTCATCCTCACGGAACTTATAGTCCGGACGATGTTCAACGCTGCCATAGTCATCATCAGTAACAGTCAGGGTTACTGTAGTGGCGTCCCCATAGTCAAGTGTGTAGGGATTTCCGATACTAGTTGTAAAGTCTAGGGGCACAGTATCAACAGTTATACCATCTACTTTAATAGTGTCCTCCTTCTTTCCAAACTTCTCTTCCCTATGTTTACGGGCCATCTCGTTCCACTCTTCTGGAGTGATGTCATCAATACTACCCCTACCACTTCTATCCTTCTTTTTCGACATCTCTATACCTCAATCTATCAGTTTCATAATCATCGAAACCATACTCCAGTTGACTCTTCAGGTTGTGCCAGTATCGACATCTTAGATTGTCGAGACAAAACGCTTCCCTAGACTGGTGTACGATATCCTTAAAATACCGAAGGTCAGAGAGTTTCTCGTTCTCTTCGGCGGTAAAGTCTTCGTATACAACCAAGTAGTTTCTACCGTACTTGGATAGTATGTCGAAGTTCTCATGACCCAGAATCTCCTTCACTGGTCTTGAGTACGGGTTCTTGAACACTCTATGTAACCGAATGTACTCACCCGCCTCGTTCTTGTCATAAAAATGAGAAAGTTGCACGAATTCTCTACACGGTTTTGCACGAACCAGTGCGACCTTTTCCCTTTCATTATACAAAATATTATAGAAGTTGTCAAGGGGTTTTCCTACGTTACCCTCTTCGAACGGTGTCTTTTTGTCAACCACCTTGCAGAACAGATTAAACGCCTGCGCCCTCTTTTCTCCACTTAGGATCGCAACTCTTAGATCCCACTTCTTTATAATACGGTGTAGGTTCTCCGTGAACTCACCATAGGGGTAAATGAATGTCACATCTCTCCTAGATTTTTTAGACATACGAGCGACCATGTTTTCAAGGGTCTCCTCGTTCTTGATCATGACTTGTTTCTTACCCTCTTCCTCCATGACAGACACAACAAAGTTTGTGAACACGGGGTTCCACATGGACAACCTGTCCCAGAAATTCATTAACAGATGTTCCGTACAGTAGATGTAAGCCGGTAGGAAATACGTCATGAAAGATTCTGCGTGAATGAAATTGAAGGTGTGGATTGCACGAGTGTCTTTTAGATTAAATATTGCACCGTTACGTGCAGAGAGTGCGGCGACCTCTTTATGTGTGTAGTACCTGAAATTGAAACTGTCATCTTCCAGTCCGTCATCATACGAGATGTATAGAAGATCATGGGGTCCGGATAAGATGCCAGGCACTTCACCCCCTTCATAAGAGTCTAGGTCAACATCATCGATGTTAATCAGACACCCAGTGTTACCGTAACTCTCCATTTCATGTACAAGGTAGTCAGGTATGATACCCTCACACATGCGAGAAGCCTCTTCATCTATCACAAGTAGTTCAGGTTTGAGAAGAGGGATTGCACCATCAACTAGGATGTCTCTGTTCCAAGGCAGGTGGCCCGGAAACATAACAACACCCAGTTCTGCAAGTGCAAAAACAAAGGCGTGAAAATTTGTTTTGTTGGTGACACAACCAATCGCACATATGTCACCCTTCTGGATACCCACCTCGTTATGGAGATAGCACTTCCACTTATCAATTAGTTCGACAAACTCTTCTTTGTTGTGTTCACTAGCACGTCCCCTATGGACGTTTCTAACCAGAAGTTGTTCTCGAAGTAAACTCCGATTAATCACTCTCAATCTCCTCAATTAACATGTCACGTAACTGTCTCGCCTTCTCATCACGAGGATCATTTTCACCATACCCACAGAATTTATATGCGAGGGTAATCCGTTTACCCCCTGCATATGCGGCGTGCCAACACAAATTATCAGGTTCCTCTTTGGGTCCAAAGTAATAGTGTCTGCACTGCCAGCCTGGTACGTCTGGTATGGTCACCACTTCATCTTTCTTGATATCATAATAAGTGAAGTAACCATCACCCTCAGACCAAGTGAACAGAACTTGATATGCGGTAGCGTCCCAGTTGGTATGCCAACCTACGAAACCGCCTGGCGGGTAATACGACAACAGTGCACTGGTGTGCGCCCCTATCTCAGATGCGAACTCGTACTTGACCATATTCATGTACGAACTCCAGACTTCCGGATCCCTTCGTACCATAGACGCAATCGGTTGTGCATAGTGTCTATCTGGCGGACCTACAGGATCACCCTTAAGAGAAACCTCTCTCAAGAACTCTTCGCTTGTAAGGTACTGTCCGTTTTGTCTGTCCTCTTCAGAAGAGTACATGAAGTACTTTGGATCCTCGTACCCGTCAACCTTAAAGAACTCATCTTTGAAATGGTTGAGGGTTGCGAGAAAGTCTTTATTCCGTATCTGAACTTCCATCTTGTTTCCTAAAACTCCACTGACCAGTAATCTTATTTTGTTCCCAAACGATCTGGTCACCAACTTTCAAATCGAGCGCTTCCATCATCTCATCAGAAAATTCCAAACATTGATATCCATCGCTGTCTTCAAATACTTTCGTCGTATATATCATCGTCCTTAACTCCTTCGATGTCACCTTTGAAATAACCATCTATCAACATGTACACAACAGTATTGACAATCGCCAACGTAATCAAAAACATCCAACCGGCAAATTGTTCCATTAGTCTAACGCCTCCACTACAGATGGAAAGTGTGCACCGATTACCGCCCATGCCTTTTTCGCAATATCGATGTGTTCTTTCTGAGTACCATTCGCCATGCGTAGATCACAGTAATGGATCCAAGACCTCAGAGTACCGGACATGTACAAAGTTGTCTTAGTGTTACCCTCCGGTAATACCGCACGGGCCTGTTCCTTTGCAATACCTTGGTTCAGGGCCCACTCATACGCCTGTCTCGCCTTGTTGATAACTTCGGACTGTTTCATGTTCCACTGTTCGTAGAGTCGTTCATTAGGGGTCTTGTTACCACCCTTTCCAAAATCATCAATGTCATCCAGTTCGATAGAGTTCTGTCGGTTCTTAGGATCTTGCAACCTCGCCTCTCGTAGATTAAAGGTGTCACTCTCCGCATACCGTTGAGAGAACTCTTGGAATGAAAACGAACGGTGTCGAACAATCTGACGTGAAATGTCACGTGTTGTCTTGATCTCCATCGTTACTGACACCATCTCGAAGGGAGACCAGTGTTTATGTTTGATCAGATACTTCAGAAGTTTCGGTGCGGTCAATGCGTTGTTCTGATTGATCGGGTTTGAAACTCTTGCGGCGTATGCAACCAACTCCTCCGCCGTGTGACACCCAGTGCTAGCACTAGGAGTAGTGAGACCCACAAGGTTAACCTCACTCATTTTACTCTCCTTATTGGTAATGTAGACATGTCATCATGATGTACTTATCGTGATCATTAGGTGTCAGTCCTGCATGGGGAAACATCCACATGGGTGGGAAGACAACGACACGTCCGGTCTTTGGTCTGATTTCTAAATCACCCCCGTCAACATCTAATGCGGGGAACATAGTTGAACCATCGTTGTTGTTAAGGTATATGATTGCGACAGCCGCTCTACGAGCTGTCGGATAATCCGTAACGTCAACGTGGGTTTGAAACTCCTGAGTGGATTTCTTTGCGTACTTCTTTATACGCAACGCCTCCATCGCTGTCACCTTTAGATAGTTCTCCGCACCACACTCTTGAATATAACTTCTATAGATGGGTAACAGTTTGGTGTAGACGTACTGGCACTCAGAAGGAACGCTCTCGTTCAGGTCCAATTGGTCAAAGTGGTAACCACCAGTCTTGTAAGACGTGACCGATTTCTTATTGTTCTTGAAAATTCTTACGTAACGTGCACATACATCTTCATTGAGAACATTATCGTATACCTTGATAAGTTCTCTAAGTGAGGTCATCCCAGTCAACCTTGTCTTTGTCGAGACAGTCATTATCGTGCAACCATTGTAGTGCGTTCTCAATTCCAATGAGAGTGCCGGCTTTGATTCCGGATCGGTAACCTATAGTGTGACTCGCCCACAACAAGAATGTGGCGACCACTGCAATTTCCCAATTGTCAAACATGATTTATACCTTAAATAAATTGAACCTCTCGGCACTGAGACGTTCTCCCGCAGATGACTTGTCAAACGCTGGACGGTCATCTACTACTTCACCTTCTTCTTCCGAAGACTGTTCACAATCATACAGTCTCATTTTCGATCTGTCAACCCCTACAACAAATTTCTGATTCACTGTGGGATCGTTGTAACGGTTCTTCAACTGTTTTACGAGGATCTTACCCTGAGAGTTTAGTTCAGTGTTAGAGATCAGAGCGAACATGAAGTCTGCGGTTGCGGGTAGACCAAAAGACTCAGAGGTATCTTCGAGACCCACATCATCGTTTGAGTAACCAGATCGTGTAGTCTGAGTTGCAGAGACGATAGGAACATTGAACTCCACTGCCAGTCCACGGATCTCTTCTGCAATACTCTTGATATAAGAGTAAGAGTTAATTGCACCACCCATACCCTTCATACGAGAAGAGGCGCAGATGTTCAAGTAATCGATGAAGACAATATCCGGAGTAAACTTCTTCTTCAGTTTCAGTTCGTTCAACAAAGCACGGAAGTGTGAAGTGTTCGCCTGTCCGGTAGGGTACTCCTTGATTATCAACTTACCCTGAGTCTTACGTGCGAGTTCTCCAACCCGATCACGGAACATATCCTTCGACATGTTCTCTAACTGGTCAATCGCTACGTTGAGTAGATTCGCATCGATACGTTCCGCGATTCGTTCTTCAGCCATCTCCATAGTGATGTAAAGGACATTTTTTCCCTGAGACAAGGAAGCTCCAGCACAATGACACATGAAAAGACTTTTACCGACACCCGTACCTGCAAGTGCAATGTTGAGGGTCTTATTAGGTAGACCACCCTTAGTGATGGAATTAAAGTATTCCAGATCGAACGGAAGTCTTTCTTCTTTCTGGTGGTAGAACTCATATCGTTGGTCTACGTTTTCAATATAGTCGTGTCCAATATTGGTATCGAAACTAACTGCGAGCGCCTTACTCAGGATCTCCGGTATCGCATTCTTACTTAGTGTTTTGTGTTTACCATCAATTACGGATATAGACTCCATGACTGCATTGAATACCGCACGGTCTTGACACCACTTCTCTGTACGGTCAACCAACCAATTTACGTCTACCTCTTCAAAAGAAAAGATGTTGGGCAAAATCTCCATTGCATGTCGGTACTGTTCATCCGACAGTCGGTCACCCTCATCGATCTCAATCTTGAAGGATTCCATAGTCGGAAGTTTGTTGTACTTGGCAATGAACTTGGTGAACTCTTTGAAGAGATTACGATAGACCCCTTCGAAATAGTCCGGTGATACGAATGCTGCAACCTTCCTCGCATACTCATCATTCGTTACTAAGTTGCGAAGTATAGTTTGTTCTAGGTTTATATCCATCAAGTCCTCGGCTGTGCGATTGCCCACCCTTCATTGAAGGCGGTTTCTAGAATGTCCTCCAGAATGTCTGCTGCATATTCCTGAAGTTGAATGTCATCAGATGTCAATAAAGGATCAGGTGAGAATACCACCTTATAATTGAATGTAAGGCAATCCTGAATTTCATTGAATGCAACATTTCCATAACGAATAACGGTTTCAGTGAAATCACCACGTAGAATACGTATGTCCCACGCCTGATCATTAGGAGAGTCTTCGACGGGGATCAACTTATAATCAATCCCCTCAGAGACCTTATCTACATTAAGTTTCTTCGGCATCGACTATCGCATCCATATCAACCTGTTGAGGTAGTCCAATCTTGTACTGTTTCTCTAGGAAGTCTGCGAAGTCTGTGAACTCAAAGATCGGAGTCCAGAACTCTTCTTCCAGAGTTTGAGTCAGACGAACCTTCGGGTCAAGTAACTCTCCAGTTTCTCTATCAACGCGACAATACCAACCATTACTAGGCTTAGTGACATAACCACCAACAAGAGCAGCATCCAGAAGACCGCTATAACGCTGTACACCACCTTCCCAAGACACAGAAATAGGAATCTTAGACTTTTCTTTAACATATCGACTCTTCTCCACATTGATCACAAAGTGGTAACCCTTGATCTCTGTACCAACTTTATCCTGTTGGCGTCCAAGGATCCAGATGTTGTCTGCACTGTAATAGATACCAGTACCACCACCCACAATATCTTTGGGGAAGAGACCGATCTCTTTGTACGTATGGTTCACCGCCAACATAGGAATGTTCTTCATTGCGAGGTATGGTGTACACATACGGAACAGACCCTTCAGTGCCTTCGCACGTGACATGTCTGCAACAGACTTCTCGTTGATTGCATCCTCAAGTTCTTTCTTGGATGCAAGGTTACCGATTGAGTCGATCACTACGATTACATCATCGTTGCGATCCAACTCTTCGAGTTGACTGATCAAGTCAAACTTGAGTTCTTCTACATTCGTGATAGGAGTGTGAAGCACCCGATCAGTGTCAATTCCAAACTGTTGGAAATAAGATTGGGGGGAACCGAACTCACTATCATAGAATAGTAATACCGCATCTTTCTTTGCCTCCAGATATGCACCCGCCATCAACAAGGCGAATGAGGTCTTGAAGTGTTTGGATGGACCCGCAAGTACCGTAAGGCCTGGCGTAACTCCACCGTTGACAGATCCGGATAGTGCAACGTTCACCATAGGAACGTTGGTTGGGACCATATCTTTCTCAGTGAAGAACTTACTCTCCGACAGTACCTCCGTTGTCTTGATCTTCGAGTTCTTCTTCAGTTTGTCCATCACGCTCATTATTCACATCTCCAAAAGTAATATTGTTCGCTTTCTCTCGTTCATCTAGCTCATAGTATGCACGATATCGGCTGTTTATGTCAAGGACTTTTTCGATTAAATCGAAACTAATCTTGTTACCCTCTTGGTCCTCTGCCTCAGAGAACTTTAAGAATGCGGTTGCATCCTTGGGTAAACATGCACCACCAAACCCACGTTTGCGGTCATAACCCGGCACACGGGTGTGTCCAACACCAACACGAGGATCTCGGCCAACCGCACGTGTAACGATGTTGTAAGAACAACCCCACGCATTGATCAGGTCATACAGTTGGTTAAAGAAGGTAACCTTAGTTGCAAGGTAAGTGTTGATTGCATACTTCACGAACGATGCCTCTGCGGCCGCCATGCGGAAGTACTCGTTAGACTTACACAGACTGAACACGTCATAGATTTCTACCAGTTCGGCAGTTGCACGTTCACTACCACCAAGTACGTGGAACTCTGCATTTACAAACTGTTCCTCTGCCGACTTCTCCGTAAGGAACTCAGGGTTGTACACGAAACGATCAATACCGTCCTCAAACATAGAGTTGTAGAGTCGATCAATAACGTCCGGAGTGATTGTTGATTTGACAACAACAAGAGACTCGGTGTGTTCGATCAGTTTGAGTACCGCATCCTCTACGATAGATGCATCAACAAATCCACTGTCGGGGTTCATGGGTGTGGGTGCACACACAAACACACAGTGTGGTTCGAACTCAACCATCGCATCGATGGATGCCTCTGGACCATACTTTGGATCTGCAATCTGCAAGTCCACTAGTGGATGTAGGAATGCATACTCTACTGCCTTACCTACAAACCCATGACCGACAATACCCAACTTGAAAGGGTTATCCGGACTAATAGGTTTCTGTTTGTCTGCCTGAGATGGACCGTCCGAAGTCTTCGGAACAAAGTCATCAAAATTATCTGCCATTATTATGTCTCCTCTACGTCATAAAAATTTTTGTACCACTCATAGAATTTTGCAACACCTTCTGCAATACTGACCTTCGGTGTATATCCTAGTTTTTGAAGTTTGTCTGTGTTACTCCACGTCTCTTTTGTATCGGCGGGATGTTTCGCAACCATCTCCTTCGTAACTTCCTTACCAACGTTCTTCTCAATCTCTGAGATGAAGTCCATCAGTTGAACCTGTTCGCCTCTACCAATATTAAATATCTCATTATTGGGAATGACTCCAGATTCCACGTTCGCCAAAACGATGCAGATCCCGTCAAGGATATCATCGATGTAGGTGAAGTCCCGCTTCATATCCCCATAATTATACACCTTTATTGGCGTTCCGTCAAGGGTTGATTTCGTAAATTGGAAGAGTGCCATGTCTGGTCTACCCCAAGGTCCGTACACGGTAAAGAAACGTAGTCCTGTACTAAACAACTTGGAAATTCCGAACTGACACTCGTTGATGTATTTGGTATATGCATAGGCGTTAAGTTGGTGCGCCTGAACAAAGTCTTCCTTCCACCCATTCTCTGAAATAGGAGTTCCTCCATATACAGAACTGGTAGATGCATAGATGAATTTTGTTTGGGGACTGTAGTTTTCGAACAGATTAATTAGGTTCTGTGTACCATCAATGTTGTTTGAGTGATACTCTGATTCTTTCCCAAACGAGTCACGCACCCCTGCGTGTGCGGCGAGATGTATAACATAGTCAAAGGGTTCGCCCACAACATCCGGTATCAAACGTTGATCGTTTAAAAGGTTACCCAGCATCAGTTCATCACGTATGTCCATGTCCATGATCTGCATACCAAAGTTAGTATGTCTTTTAACTTTCAACCAAGGATCATAGAGATGACTGTTCCAGTTATCGCATCCAATAACATCATGACCCATTCCTGTGAGTCTTAGACACAACTGAGATCCTATGAACCCTGCAGCTCCGGTGACTAATATTCTTTTATTATCCATTTCGGTAAATGTACTCCAATGCTCTGTCGGCCTCTACAATGAGAGGTCTGTTCTCGTACCAGTTACCAGTTTCAGCGTCGAACTGTTTACACATATCCGCAATCTGTTGTGCAGTTATGGGATAGTTACTTTCTGTTGCGCGGCCCGCAACAGCGACCATGATCTGATACATTTTGTGATACCAACCTGTACCACTGATCTGTATATATTCCGCACCTAACGACTTAGGCCAGAACGGACAATCGTGATACGATGTCCATACTATGTTAGTGTTGTCCAGTTGGGACTTACGATGTTCTATCACTGCCTTCTGTAAACTTTCTGGTAATCTATCTAGGAAAGAATTACCTGTCTTCTCGTGGTAAGGATGTTTTGCAATCAACTCAGATACGTTGAGTGCAGAACCAGAGTTCGCAAAGAAGAAAGATGTTGCGTTAGGATACTGCGCCGGCACATAGTACATACGTGCAAGGTCTTTTGTCTGAGGATCTCCGATCTCACCTAGTTCTGTATTCAGAGCATACCAGAAGGATTTGATCCTTTCGTTTTCGACGGGTTCGTCGAGTCGGAAGACGATCCGAAACTTGAGGTTGTCTGATCTACTTGACGCAGTATTGTACACAACATAGTCGTATCCTCCGAATTGATCTTGCAGTCTTCGCTCAAGGGTTGAAAGATCCACACCAAAATTGTGATCATCAACATCAACAGCGCACCAACCACCCCAATGACTAGTAGATTTATTAGAACGTTTCGAACCCATTTCGAAAACAGCAGGACTAATAAGAGGACTAGAATTATTTCCACCCTTCTCTCCTTTCACTTGTGATATGCGATACAACCACTTAACAAATTTATCCCACGAATCGAACTGGACCCGATTGTGAGTCTTGTTATCAAACTGATTGCGGAATAGTGTTAGTTCAAACATAGACACATCATAACAAATCTTCGCGGTTTCTGTCAAGAGAAAAAGTCTTCTAGGGTTGCACGTGGTTCTGCCGCCCACCCGACTGCATCAAGGATTGGTTCGAGAGGATCTAGGAACGTCTTCCGGAACATCATGTCATAGTCGATGAAGTCATGCAACCCGAACTCCTTGGGTAGGTTCAAGGGGAACGACACCACGTTCTCACCCAGACGGTTGGGCATCTTCAGGTAGACGAACTTGATCTTCTCTCCGTTCTGGACGTAGACGTACCTCTTGTCAAGTGCGTTCTTCTTAACCGTATCGTTGTAGACCAGTGCACCACGCACGTGGATAGGACAACCCTTCTTGTAGACGGTCTGTCGATCCTGCCACTTGGTGATCTCCGAAACCCCACGAGGGAACGACACGTCTTCGGGAGGAAGAGTCCCAAATTGGGTCTTAAAGTTCCCAATAAAGGACTGTGTGTCTGACTCAGTACCTTCTATGATGACCCGAAAGATTTCTTGAAACTTGTCACGCACAACCTGAGGCGTAGATGACTTGACCGCTTCGATACCCATCAACTTGAGTTTGGGTTGTGCGTACTGCACACCCTCGTTGTTGTGCACGTTGAGGATGTAACGTTTCTTCGCCATCCAGATACCACGGTCTGCGATTACCTCGCGTCCCATCTCCATACGGTTGACCATTGCACTGGTGACTCTCGCCATCTCCGCATAGGATTTAGACAATACTTTCTCGAAGTGTTCGGAACAAATCTTGTCAAGGAACTTTACAGGATCCTTCGGGTTGAACTTGTCAACAAGATCACCCATCCGAATGTAAACAGAGTCGGTGTCAATTGCAACAACGTAGTCTTCTTCCGTCTTGAGAAGTTTTTGCATCTCATCGTTGACCGCACGTTCCGCCCACTTGATTGCGAGTTGTCCCGCAAGGGTGATCGACTCCGCAACACGTTGGTCAAAGTATCGGAACCACCGATTACCCAACGCACCGTAGAGTGAGTTCATCAGAATCTTGATCGCCATCTGTTGGTTGTTCAGTGACGTGATCTTGTTGTCCAGTTCCCGTGTGGGATTGTTCTGGTATTCTTGTTGTAGTCGCAACATCTCCTTCTTGACCACACGGCGTTCGTCATAGTATTTCTTAATGATGTTGGGGATCACACCCTCACGTTCGTGAGTAAACTTAATTCCGGTAGGTGCGACAGAGAAAGGACTACCGGACACATCGATGTCGCCGGAAAGGAATGCGTCCACGGACACGTCATTGTAGAAACCATCAAGGACAGTCTCAGGTGACATGTTGTACTGGACAATGATGTTCGGGTACAGTGAGTTCAAGTCGAACGATGTCACCCAGTCATGGGAACCGACTTGAGGTTCCTTGACGTATCCGCCTGGATACGATGTCTTGACCTTCTCGACCTTGGGTGGTACTGCAACTTTCTGTTCGTTCAAGATGCGGTAGATGATGGTGTCCCAGATGTTTGTGGTCCCCATCGTGTCGTTGTAGTTCACACCACCGCGATACGCCATGGTCAGGACCAGAGAGATCAGGTCAAGTTTCTCGTCGAGTTTCTCGACCAGTTCCACGTCCTTGATGTTGTAGTCAATGAACTTCTGGAAGTCAGTCTTGTACAGGGAGTACAGTGTACCGTGTTCTTCGTAGGATAGTTTACCCTCACCCAGTACTACGTGGGCGATGTGGTCCAGTCGATAGGACTCCTGTTGACCCAGAGTGTTGTAGGTGAACTTCTTGAAGATTTCTAGATAGTCGAGGTGTTGGATACCTTCGAGGGTGTACTCCTGTTGTTTCTTTCCGTTGATGGTTACGTTACCTTCACGTACCAGACCCCACGGTGAAAGTTTCTTCACCATGTCCGCGCCAATGGTTTTACCAATACGGTTGACCAGATAGGGAATGTCGAAGAATCGTGTGTTCCATCCGGTCACGATGTCGGGTTGGTTACGGAACCAGTGATCGACGAACTTCATGAGGAGTTGCGCTTCGGAGTCGCACTTCTCGTAGATCACATCCTCACCCGCATTGTAGTCATACAGACCCCAGACGCGATAGGGACCGTTGGGGTTCTTGATAGTGATGGCGATGACCGGATGATCTGCCTTGTCGGGTTCGGGGAACCCTTCGTCAGATGCGACCTCAATGTCGATGGTGCACACATCGATCCAGTCACGGTTGAATTCGATAGGGGTAGGGAACATGTCTGCAATGAACTGAGACACGAAGTTGTTCATCCCGTAGACCTTGAAGTTGGGTACGTCCTCGTAACGTTTCTGGAACTCAGTCGCCTCCTTCATGGAGTCAAACTTGAGGGGTTCGACAGAAGTACCGTCAATCGCCTTCCACCCCGATTGTCTCTTGTCGGACTGCACGTACAGGGTAGGTTTGTAGGGGACTTTGGTTTGAAGTTTTTTTCCGTTCTCCGCAAACCCACGGAACAGGATGTTACTGCCGTACCGGACCACGGAAGTGTAAAACATTGGTTGATTCATGGTGCGCCTTTTTTCAGTAGGGTTGTATTATATAACAGTAGGGCGTCTTCTGTCAAGGGATAACTTTAAATTGATCTGAACGAGTCCAAGGTTGTTCTATGTGTATGTCTGGATAACCATGATGGTCCTGAGTCACGGCGAGAGACTTAGACACCATCTGCGTTGTCGGGTTTTTGACTGACTGCATTGGATCGGGGTCACGGTGATTGTATGGTAAATGTATGTCTCTACCAAAATACAAGGTGTCTCCGTTAGACCAAGGGTGGATGATGTAGTTCTCAGGTATACGACTCTTATCTTGTTTTGACAAGAAGTGATCAACGTAGTTCTTGAATAGTCTCTCTAGTACACCATAAGGACCACAGTTAATCCAGAACTTTTGTTCGGTTAGTAGTCTGTACTGCCACGCTGCACAAAACGGTTTGAAGGTATAACACCCCATGAACAAACCTATGTTTGCGTAGATTATATTTTTTGCGTGAATGTACGTGAGTAGGTTGCGGAATTCGTTTTCATGTTGAGGCCATAGATACGTATCATGTTCCATAACTAGGAACCGTTCTCCGGTTGCACCTTGTTGACGCATCAACTCCCAGTGAGAACACATTCCCGCTTTCTCTGTTGGGGAATGATCTTGAGGTTGTTTCCCCGCATCCAGTCTGGCGAGGGATGGTCTCCAATCGTACTTCGCAACGTGTTCTTCGAAGTCAGGGTGTTCTGGAGTGATCGCATCAAACACGTTCCAGTCCAACGTGCCATCATCTATAAGGTTCTGAAAAGATAACTTACTGAGTTCGGCGTACTTCTCCGATCTCTCATCACCCTTCATTACAATTTGGTATACCTTCATCATTCCTCACGAGTGGGGGG